TTTCTATAATAATAAGTGTTTCTAATAAATATGTTAAGACAAAGATCCAGATCTCCAGGCTCCACCTAACCAAACGTATATTTTGTAATTTGCACCGGTTTGTCCAAACACGATTTCTCCATCCTTTCCTGTGTATGCAGGTGTACCAGAAGAGGTAGGAGATATAGTGAGTGAACCTGACATTAGCAATGAACCAGATATTTGCACTGTGTTTCCCTCTGCTACTAACAAGTTGCTTCGAGTCCAAATATCGTTATCAACATCATATGAACCATTACCAACTATAAATGAACTGGTACTACTTAATGGTATATTACCTTGTCCAACTACAGATTGATACCAACCCACTGTTTGTGTACCAAATCCAGCAGTGTGTGAGTAATCACCGTATGCTGTTGTGGCATATCCTTCGGCGTGTGAACCTTCGCCACATTCTACATTAGCTGATGTTGGGTTAGAATTTCCGTAAACACCAATTCTATGCTTGTTAGTTGCAGTAGTAACAGAAGTATCATACAACGTTATCTGTGTTAATGATGACGTAAATGCTGATCCTGAAATTTCATATCTATATGTGTTTTTTACACCAGCAACAATTTCTCCTTGGATATCTTGAATTAATACAAAACTACCTGCTTGAAAATCTGTTGTTCGATCGCCATATACCGGTAGTAACTTAATGACACCTGCTGCTATAGACGCGCTTAAAGCATACCCTCTCCAACCAGTAGTAGTACTAACGCCTTCTGCGTGTGAGTATGCGCCGTATGTGGCGCCATTGCCTTCTGCATGTGAGTATTGACCGGATGCTTGGCCGCCGCCTTCTGCGTGTGAGTATTCACCGAATGCGTTGCTGCTGCCTTCTGCATGGGAGTATGGACCATATGCATTACTACTGTCGCCTTCTGTGTGTGAATATGCACCCTGTGCTGTTGTACTATTACCTTGTGCATGTGCTGCATATCCTCCCCATACCTGATCGCCGGTGTTGTTCGCAAAATTCGTAATACCACCAATGCTAGCTGTGCTAGTAAGAAAAGTAGTGTCAGTTACATGCACCAGTGTATTTGTTCCGTTGAAAGAACATGAAGCGGCTGTTAAATTGATGTAAGTGTAGGTGCTGTTGTACTGTGAATCATCTACACCTATTAAATTTCCTGCGTCAAATAACCCAGCGCCGGATAAATCTCCGTATGATGAAGAAATCGTAAATACACCTGATGCGGTCATTGTAGCATAATAACCTTTTGGATTACCGGTTGTTGTGCTTGCACCTTCCGTGTGTGAGTATGCACCAATTGCTGTTGTACCGGTACCTTCCGTGTGTGAGTACTTTCCATTTGCTGTTGTACCGGTACCTTCTGCGTGTGAACCTGTTCCGGTTGAAGTTGTTGTATTTCCTTCTGCGTGTGAGTAACTTCCCGATGCTATAGTAGCTCGGCCTTGTGCGTGTGAGTATAAACCTACCGCACTTACGCTTTCACCGTTTTGTAATGCCCTGGATGCCGTATTGTATAATAATTCAGTGGAAGCTGCAAATCCAAAAGTTCCCCCGTTATTGAATTGAATGTTTCCTTGTGATCCAGCTGCACGTGTATATGAAGCTGAAAGTGCTTGGGTTGCAAAAGATGCGGTACCGGTGAATGTTGCATTTTGCCAATCTAATATAGTTGTTCCCGTGTTGTTTTTTAGTAAACGATTTTTCCAATCTACCGATGCAGACGGAGAAGATTGTGAATCATATGCAATTCTATTTGTCCAATCTAAGGAAGATTTATTAGAAGCATCATATAAATAACGTGTCTGCCAATCAATTGACTGTTTTGCACTTGAATCGATAAGCGATCCAGATTGCCAATTCAGTGTAGATGTTCCAGCAACATTTTGCAATGTTCGTTTATCCCAATCCATAGATTGAGATTCAATACCATCATATAACTTCCGGCGGTCCCAATAAATAGATGTTTTATCGGATGTATCATACAAATATCGATTCTTCCAATCTATGCTTCGTTTACCATTACTATCTTTAATAAGAGATGCAGTTGTGTTTAATATCTCTACACCAGCGCTGGATATTACTGACAGTGATCCGGATATATTTGCGGATCCGGTAACTTCACTGTTACCTTGTGAACGGAAGCCGTTCTTAATTATAAATTCGTTCATTGTAATTCCGTTTTATATTTCCAAACATATCCACCAGCTGTTTTGTATTTTTTATTTAATGCTCGTTTTATTGATGCATATTCAATGTTCATTTGATTTGAAATATATTTTGGAATTTCGATCCATTCTTTAATGATAGAATTTGTACTACGATCTATTTGTAATATTGCGCCGTGCGTTTTGATTAGTTTATCTAATAGTGTTTGATATTTTTTTATATGAAACTCGGCTGGTTTAATTTTCCCGGTGTTTGATTTACTAATTTTATTTTTAGTTTCTTGCGAAATTATACAATTTTTTCTATTAGATGGGCTACCTTTTTTTGCTAAACTCATTAATTGTCTAGTTTCTTCGCTGCGTGTTGACCCAATATGATGAGCTGCTCGTTTTTTTCTAGTTTCAATCGAATCAATTCTTCCATATGTACCTTCTCCGCCTATAGTTAAATTTAAACCATATGGATTAGTATGTCTATATGAATTATATTTTTGAATATATGAAATTTCTAATTCATTTAATACGTTAATTGATGCAGAATCTATAACTTTAAATACATGTGCATCCCAGCCGTATTTTTTAATACTTGTATATATCAATGTATTTGTATTACTTTTTTGTGCATTTCTATACGCACAAATACGATTTCTTAAATTGTTAGTCTTTCCGATATATATTTTACCTGATGGACTAGTAATTTTGTAAATGTATCCTATTCGTTCCATGTCTTTTCCCTATCCAAGATTGGTTATTTAATATAAATATGTATGTTAAATACTTCTGATGATTGTTTTTACGATCCAGCCGGCTGTAGCAGCAGATGCTGATACAATCATTGAACTTGCAGATATGCTCATACCAAATGTTAATCCGGAGGTAGAGCCAAAGTCGGTAGTTGTAGTTTCCGTGAAGTTTACTGCACTGCCAGACCAGATACCCATTATTTGACCGGCTCTAGCATTCGAACCACTACGTGCAGTATAATCAATAAAAGCGCCATCATATGATGCAGTTGGAAAAGCATATATGGTTGTTGTGCCAATGTTGACTGTCGTTCTTTGACTTGTAAATAATGCTAGGGATGACGTTACTCCAACCATCATGTTGCTAGCAGTTACATTGAATAAACGTGATTCGTCTCCTAACCATACAATTGTACCGTTTTCAGTTCTAAAATGTGGTGCTGCGTTTCCTGCTGTTATGTCGGCTGAATATTGTTTAAACCCGTCAATAATTGATGCAGTTGGGGCAGTTCCGTTTGGCACATAAACAACTCCTATATCATTTGTATCTTCTGTTGGTGCTTGTAGTAATAAATTTGATTGGGAAGTAATAGATGCTCTTTCTGCTAAAGTATTTCCTTTATTTAAAAGAAATTTAAAATAAGATTTACAATTATTGTTTACTCCTATTCCTCCATTATTACCAATTGTTAAATATGCTAAAGGATTTCCTCCAAAACTTCCACCAGTGTATCCAGTTGTAAACTTTAAAGTAACATCTGATTGAGAAGTATCATTAAAATTATTTCCAAATCTAGTTATTATTTGATTTTGAGTGGCACCTAAAGATAAATCCAATAAATGAGTAGGGGCATTTGTTCCTATTCCTAAATATTGACCTGAACTACCATAACAAAAATATGAAAGATATGTTGAAATTCTTGTCATTTCAGTGCTATATTTATATACTGATAATTTATAATCAGCAGTAGCCGTATTTATTTCTAATCGTTCAGTACCCGTTTTAAATTTTATTATACCTGAGCCACCAACCTCTAATAAATTATCATTATCAGCACTATTTCTAACTCTAAATGCTAAATCTGTTGATAAAGCACCTTGGGCCTTTACATCTAATCGAGCTGCAGCTGATCCTGTTCCTACTCCTAAATATCCTAGATCAGAAATTACTACGGGATTAGTATTATTGCTTCGGCTAAATGTGACAAAATTTGTTCCATTAGTTGTAGTGGTTTTTAGAGTTAATGAAATACCACCACTTCCGTCATAAGCGTTTCCCCCTAATGATAAATACTCATTATTAAAAGCATCTACTAGCTTAAGGAATCTATTATTAGTTGTTGGAGTTACTAATCCTAAATAACTATTCGTAGTAGTCAATGAACCTATTTTAATGTTACCACTACCACCAAGAGTAATTAAGGCATTTGACGTATCTATTATTAATTTTTTACTGCCAAAACTATCATACATATCTATGATAGGCTCATTGTAAGCACTAGTTGTAATAGATATACCACCATTTGTTGCTGGAGTATCTGCTATTAATTCAATAGTTTTATTTCCTCTAACATTAATTATATCTCTTGTATCTGCACTATTCCTTACTCTAAATGCTAAATCTGTTGATAATGTACCTTGGGCACGAACGTCTAAACGAATAGAACCACTAGGTGCTGCTCCTGCTCCAATTTGAGTTGAAGTAGTTGATCCCGTTACAGTAAGTGATCCAGTTATACGAGCAGAACCCGTAAACGGGAAAGTAGTATCAGGAGCATAAGACGCGCTAGTAGCAAATGATGCACTAACCGCTTGTAATACGTACGATGCTGTCTGTGCTGTTTGTACATAGCTAGCAGTCTGTGCTAGGGTTACATAGGATGCTGTAGTTGAATAACTCGCACTAGTAATGCCGGTTAACTGAGACCCATCACCTTTAAACGATCCAGTAAATGAACCCGTTGTATATGATGCCGTGAATGAATTAAATGATGCTGTTGTTACAAATGAACCGGTATTGATGCTAGTTCCGCCTCCATTCAATGCGAATGATGCAGTTACGGCATAACTTGCTGAAATATTATATAAAGACCCGGTTTGTAATTGTCCCGGTTTAAAATGTCTTGCCATTATGTCCACCTTCCATTAATAATTACCACGTCACTAGGATCAATGGTATATCCTAGAGTAACCGTATTAAAGATAATGGTCTGCGTTGTTGTATCACTAGGTGTCCACGTGTATGCAACTTTGTCGATGTATTGACCATTAATATACACATTAAATTCATTTTTAGTAGCAACGAGCAATGTTACCGGGTTGACTGCTGCAGTTGCGGCCACTGTTACTGTTGTTGCGTTTGAGTATGTTGCTTGTTGGTCTGTTAAGTTTGTCAAATATGCAAAGGTTGCTGCGTTAATTGAAGTAGTTGATCCGCCTCCATTAACAAGTATGGTTCCACCACTTGATATAATAGCTTGTGATTGTAGTATTTGTGCAGGCACAATTGTACTTGAAAATATATCAGCCCCAACATCAATTACTTGTTCGAATGTTACTTTTTTAATTGAATAATTTTTTCGGATAGTTGCTATTCTAGTTTCTTGAGCTGATAACAAAGTTCCTTGCACTGTTAGTGGAGCAGTTGCGCGTACTAGTCGATCTTCACCAACCGTATTAACTGTTTCAAAACTAAATTGTCCTATTGTTGTTGGAAATTTGTTTGCTTCATTTCCCCAAGCAAATCGCCCGTACGGTAATATCTGATCAACTAAATCATTTAATTGACTTGTAAAATCACACCAGAGCATCATATCGTATTCGATAGTTACATATTTAGGAATATCAATTACATAGATTTTTTCTGATGGTTGTGGATCGTTGATTGGTATTGGGAATAACTCATCTTCATATCGATTACGTTGATTGTATTTTGATCGATACACTAATTGATTGTTGCTATCTCCTCGATTAACATCTAGGGTACGTTGAGTATCTCGTTCGGCTGCAGAGTTTCGTTTTAACATGATTACTGGAGATTGAAGCATTCCTTTTTCATCACGTAAATAACCTAATCTACGAACATTGTCCCATTTCTCGCCGCTAGCAAATATAACTGGTACTGTAATTAATTTTCCATCAGATGTTACTTGTGGACGCATTTCAGTTTCAATATATGATTTTATTGCATAATCTATATCATACAGTGTTCGCTGTGCAGTTCGTATTACATCATCATCACGTCTAGTTTGTTCAGCTCTATTTAAAATCAGATCATTAGTAATCCCTTCCGTGCGAACCGGGTTAGGTTTATTAGTTTTACGATCTATATTATCTCTGTTCAATCTAGGCATTCTTATCCTTTATATGCTGGCGACAAATTAGTGCCTCCTCTACGTATATTTGTTATGTTTTGTGCGGTTTGACGAGTTGCATGGGAATCACATAATACTGATACACTGTATCCATGTCCGCTACCATTTGGCCATGTTTCTGGATTTTTACCAGCAAAGTATTGATTTGCATCTACATTATCTAGTTCATAATATTCATTGTCCCAAAAAACAATATCACCCACTTCTGGGAAGAAACTTGCTCGTTCTAATATATCCCTGGAAATTCCAAATTGAGCGGTACGTGTATATGAATGACCATAATCATCCATTGTTGCTGTTTTTGTTTCTTTAGTAATTAAACATGGAATTAAAATAGAATTGTAATATGATTTAGATTCCGACTCGCCGTATATGTTTGAATCACTAGAAGCTACTAGGAGTTTGAAAAACTCAATTTCGGTATCTACTATCGAATTTAATAATTCCGAATTTATTGCTGCTAAGAATTTTGCGTCTCGCATTCCTCCAAATAATGCACACATTAGTTTTCCCTCCTAAAATAATAGTATAATATATCCCATTTTACCATAACCCACTTCCTAATAATAATATAAATGGTACGAGAGCACCAACATAAATTTTTAGTGGAACTCTGCCTAATATTTCATTCATTTGAGTTGATTCAGCATTTTGTCTTGTTATCATTGCCTCGCGAGTCATTTTATCTAAAAATTCACGTAGCTGGGTAATCAATGTATCTTTTTCTGTCTGACCCTGTGAAACTAGTTCCGAGCCATTTAGTGTTACTTCGGCATTCGGAATTGGTACTGAGCTATATTTTCCGCGTACAAATCCCAACATTTCTTTTGCAATTGCGGCTCCGTATTTAATAATCCAAGCACGGCCCATATCATTAATGCTACTGTATGTTTGATATGTATATGGTATATTAGATGCGTCACTTATAACCGATTTAAGAAGGGCTGTATTACCAAATAAGACGGAGTCATTATTTTTATCTTCTTCCAATATATATTCAAACCAAACTTGTCCGTAGAATATAGTAGATGATGCAGATCCGGTTCCAGATGTTGGTACTGGCCAGAATTTAATGTCATCTCCGTGTATTTCAAATGTGTAATGTGATTTACGTATTTGGTCATTGAATTCAATGGCCTGCAATCTCAATAAATCTGCGTGAATTGGCATCATCATGAAACTAATTGAAGGAGACATTCCTCCAAAGTTAAATGAATCTAATAATTGCTGAGAACCTAGACCTGTTCCTACGAATGGGTCAAAATATCTAACAATTGCTGGGGGTGGATTATGAAGTACTCGTTTTATTTCAACTGAACTAGTATTTGTTAGTACTAACCCGGTTGATGCTGATATTGCGGTACGAATACTATAGGTTTGCTGACCCGGAGTCATATCAACACGAGCCTTACGCCATTTTACAGTACCACCACTGTCTGCTTCAGTTCCATATGCCTTAGACAGTTTAGAAATATATCCAAATGAATTTCCAATCATGGAATCAGTAAAACTAGACCCGGATAAAAATCCAGCTCCTGTCTGTATGCCCAATGTACTCATTAAATTGTTAACAATGTTAACTTGATTAACTTGATTTGAATATTCCATTACCGCAGCTTCAAATGCCGTGTAGAAATTAATATCTTGTAGTTC